TCTACCTGGAATCCCGATTCTAACTGGATACTTATCTGTGTCCGAAATGGTGATAGTCAGCAACTGAAATGGTTACCTGGACAGACAATACTCGCACCTGGGCAATCATATAATAGTGCTACCCGAGGCACATATGGAGCGGTTTTTGCGGACTCTGCGACTAACGCGACCAATGCGGATACAGTCGCATTTACTGGTCGGGACAGTACTGACAACACAGACTACATCGCATTTGTTGACGGTCACACCGATGGAAACAAGGCACTCTTCACAGATCAAAGCCTGACATATAACTCTTCTACAAATCAGATTGCTGCTAACCTCAGTGGTAACGTGACAGGTAACGTGACAGGTGACGTGACAGGTAACGTCTCGGGTAATGCGGCATTTGCCACCAACGCGACCTATGCGACCTCCGCGGGTTCCGCTACCAATGCGACCTTCGCTACCAACGCGACCCACGCGAACGCTGCGAATACAGTTGCATTTACTGATCGGGATGCTAATAATGAGACGGATTATATTGCATTTGTCGCCAACCACACCGCTGGGGACAAGGCGCTCTACACAGACTCTAACCTGACGTACAATCCAGGAAACAACCACATAAACGCAAATGTACCATATGCGGGTTCCGCTGCCAACGCGACCTATGCGAACCAAGCGGGTTATGTCAGCGGTGGTGTATGTAAGTATTATCTTAAATATGTAACCACACAACGCGTGTATCCCAACTCCACTAACACCTACATATACGATATGGATTTTAATTATGCAGCGGAGCGTTCTAATTCTACTCTAGTTATACAGTATTCTTTATTTTATGAAACCCATTGGGATAGGGCTTTTGTGACGTATGTGAATAATTCTTATTATCCATACAACATGGCAAACATTAGATACGGTGTCGCCGCTACTAATTATGATACACAAAACGCTGATACACCACACTCATTTATGTTTACGGTTCATTACGCCCCCGGCACCACAGCTAACAGAACATATAAACTTTATAACAGATCGTCCACAAACCAAAGTCAAGGTTTTACGCTTAATAGAGTATTAAATACAGGTCCCCAACATTCCGAATTTGGTGTATCGTACGCACTTGTGCAAGAGTTTGCGGTTTAATTTTTCTCCAATAATATAAATGGACCCCACACAAGCAGTCGATTATACCCCACCCGAAGGAATAGATTTCGTCTCAGCACTTGTGAAATATTACCCACATGGACTTTATGATGTGAAAGACAGAGGTTATGATAATATAACATGGACACATCCAACCGAAACAAAACCTTCAGAAGAAGAACTATTAAAGTTGGTGGAACAACTTGAAAACGAGAGACCAATGAACGTATTACGGAACGAGAGAGATAAACTCATGAAAAAATACGACTGGATCGGTGCTAAGTCCATAACGACAGGTGAACCGGTTCCTGATGACTGGAAAGTCTACTTACAAGCTCTTCGCGACCTTCCGCAAACTGCCACTCCCACACTCGACGAATTTGGAAATCTCATGAACGTCGTATGGCCAACTCCTCCACAATAACCATTTTATACACAAGTGAACTTAAAAAAAACTCTCACTATAATATAAAATGTCTGGTGGTATCGCCCAACTTGTTGCTGTCGGTGCTCAGGATGCGCACCTCGTCGGTCAGCCCGAAATCAGCTTTTTCAGAAGTACCTACAAGCGCCACACAAACTTCTCCCAAACTGTGGAACGCCAAGTGATCCAGGGGAATGTCTCTAACGGGGGTATGTCCACTGTTCGCTTTGAACGCAAGGGGGATCTCCTCAGCTACGTGTACCTTGTCCCAAATGACGGATCTGCCACCCAAGGGTACAGCGCTGCAGATTGGCGCACCAAGATTGCCAAGGTTGAACTCCTCGTCGGTGGTCAGGTCATTGATGACCAAGATTCCACCTACTCAACCCTCATCGCCCCAGTGCTATCAGCCACAAACTCATCCAAGTCCGTCTCAGGTGACCTCTTCGGTGGTGCCAACGATTCCCGTTTCTACCCACTCCGCTTTGCTTTCTGTGAAAACCTCCAAACGGCCCTTCCCCTCGTTGCTCTCCAGTACCACGATGTGGAACTCCGCATCACTTGGGGCTCGGCGGCTGCCACCGATAAGTGGGATGTCTATGCCAACTATGTGTACCTGGATACCCAAGAGCGTGAGCACTTTGCCTCCACTCCACAAAACATGATCATCACCCAAGTCCAAAAGGCGACCGCCTCCCTCACCAAGATCCAAGAGCTCAACTTCAACCACCCAGTGAAGTACCTCGCGGCTGGTAAGGCGACTGCCCTTGAAATTCTCAACGATGACAACAAGCTCAAGCTTCAAATCAACGGGACTGATGTGGCCGACTTCAAGTTTGCGGATCCAAACTTCTCCCATGTCCCACTCTACTTTAACACAACCAATTCCGCCAAGCCAGCGACTGTCAAGACCCTCTTCTTGTATCCATTCTGCTTGGAAACTGGTAAGCTCCAACCCACAGGTACCCTCAACTTCTCTCGCCTTGATTCAGCTCGCATCGTCAACGACACCCGAGATTGCGATGACGACATCTACGCCGTGAACTACAACATCCTCCGTGTTGAGAACGGTATGGGTGGCCTTTTATATTCTAACTAATTAATAAAACACCATGTGGAACTTAGTTTTCCTCCTCGCCATCGTTTTTGTATTGACGTACGATCCCAAATCCAGGACACTTGAAAAGTTTGTGGGCCAACCTACACCACCAACTCAAAAGTCTTGTGAACCTACGCATTACGAAGCCGTGCAATTTGCCCAAAGTCCCTATGAATGTCCTCCACCAGGACGAACCCATATGGGTGCTCTTACTTAAAAAGAAGGCACACAAATAATACATAATGATTCCAATGGACCGTGAAACCCTGATGATGATCGCCACAATTGTGGCGATTGCTGGTGTTGTCTTCTTATTCAAGGAGATGAACAAGGCTAAAACTGATGTTGAAAATCTTAAGAATTTCTCAGCCCATCTCGTGCACCGTCTCAGTGCACCCGAAGGGAAACCCGTACCCCAAACCGAACCTGAAATTGAAAAGGAAGATGCCGAAGAAAAAGAGGAGGAATAAACATATCCGTTTATTATAACTTGCGAATGCGCAATGAAAAAATACAAAGCTATAGCGATACCGGTCAGTTTTGCCGACGAAAAGCCTAAATTCCTCACAGTGAGGGATCGGCGCTTTAAGGATTGGATTTTTGTCACAGGGGGGTGTAGACGACGGGAGATTTTCAATCCCCTTCGTTGTGCCCTCCGTGAACTTGAGGAAGAGACTCGTGGTGTGGTTGCCCTCAAAAATGGTGAGTATACAGAATTTAAATTTACAGTCAAAGAGAGTCCAACGGTGGATTTGGAATATAATGTTTTCATCTTTTTTGTAGACTATACCAAACCCCAACAACAAACACTCGTAAGAAAGTTCTACGAGGAGAAACAAAAAACAAATCTCAAAAAAATTAACAAACAACCAATAAAGAAGACTTTTGATGAAAACGACTACATGAGTTTTGATACCCTTGAGGAGTTCAACACCCGAAAGAGGTGGAAACTCATTGTAGACAATGTCCTCAGAAATCCAGAGTTTTATTCGTGTGTAAGTTCTCTCAATAGAAAAACATTCTCTATAAAGTAGAATGAAGTCAAAGTCTTACATTTTAATGCAGATTGGAGAGCTCCTCAAAACAAATAGAGGTCTCTGTCCAGAAGAGGTGGAAGAATGGATAAAGGAAAATGAAGATAAGAAAGTCTACGAACTCCTCGTCATCAAGAAGGATCTCGCAGAATCACCTAAAGAGTATGCCGATGTTTCTTTTATGAGGTGGTTTAGAGGTTAGACGCGATACAAAGGTATGTTTAAACGGTGGTGTACACAACAAAAATTTAACAATGCAACCAATCTATCACATGTGCTCATGGACGGTGGCGTCCTTTCCGTGCCATTTGATAAATTGAACGAGTTCCACGAAAAGTACATAGAGGCTGTGAAGTCTGGTGAGAAACTGTTTGTCGTTGAACAGAAGAGTCCCAGGTACAACTTTTTCGTGGACATTGATTACAAAGATACCAGGTCCCTCACAATTGAAGAGATTCAGGATATTTGTAAGATCATATGTGACAAAGTAAAGCGCCATGGTGGTAAGGATTGTCTAATCTCTGTATCACCTCCCAAAACAGTTGGGCAGTATACAAAGACTGGCGTCCACCTCAACTGGCCAGAATTTGTTGTAGATCAACCATCGGCTATTGCTCTCAGGGAGCACATTCTCGTGGCACTCTCAAGAGCTAAAGGCGCTACGGATTGGAATGAAATTATAGACGCCGCCGTGTACGGTGATGTTCGTAGGAAATCCAAGGGGAGTGGTTTTCGCATGCCATGGTCCCACAAGATGGCAAAACATATGCCATGCGGTGGCCAGGGGTGTGAGGAGTGTGAAGGAAAGGGAAAAGTTGTACAAGTTGCCTACCTCCCTCTATTCATCTATAATCATGGACCCCTCAGTAAATTGACAAAAATTGATCCACAACCAAATTTGGATATTCTGAAAATGTCCTCCATTCGGACGGAACAACCGCAACACATTACAGTGGAGCCACCCTCTTCTGTCATAAAGGAGGGGTCATTCACCGATGCTCAAACAAAAGATGAAATTGAGAATGATGAGCTCAAGGGTCTCATTGAGGATTTCATTCAGAGGAATATGGAAGGTCAGTCTACT